ATCCAAACCAATCAGACTATATTCGAGCCGTAATGCCAGATGCATTACCTTCTAAAGAATCAGCTTTACCGTTTGGCTTCTTGGGGCCCGGTATGCCAAAAGGCTTTGGTATATTGTCCGCTGATACTAGTGCAAAAACCTTTGATCTTGGATCTGATTTTGCCGGTGCTTTTGTTGAAAACGGAGATCCATCAGATACAGAGTCTCACACAAGCGACTTTATTAGTCACAATCTTACTGATTATGCAGTAAAGTTCGCATGGCCAAAACTTCAGTTGAGAAATAAAGGAACAGACGGAAATGCTTCGAATCCTTATCAAGCAATGTATGGAATCCGACCAAAGATTAGTGATAGCTCAAGTCTTCATGATAACGACTATTGCGATTACCTCAGAGGACTACCAGCAGCTGTTAGAGCGCGAAGTTTAACTCCAACGGGAGATTATGAACACTCAATTACATTCTCACTAGATGAGCTTGTAATCGACTCTTCAGCTGTTACAGTAGAATATACAGAAGGCTCTCATAAGCTCAACACTGCTTATAGATCAAGCGGAAACGCTGTTGCTAATAAAAACGGTACAGTTGAAGACCTTCTTAACCTAGGAGTTTCAAACTGGGCAATGCCGTTGTTTGGTGGTTTCGATGGACTTGATATTACAGAGGTTGAACCTTTTAGCAACGATTTGCTCAGCAGCACAGCTACTAACCTTGCAGATCCTCTTACAAACTCTTTCAACATGGCAGTAGACTCTGTTGCAGATGAAGAGTTAGTACCAGCCAATTTATTGTTGGCGCCGGGCTTTAAGGCAGCTCACTTGACAAACAAGCTTATTTCTGTTGCAGATAATCGCCAAGACGTTTTAGCTATCATCGACCTTGAAGGTGATTACGAGCCAAAAGCAGAAGATCCTCTGGCGACTAAGGAAGCGCGACGGGGTTCTGTGTCAACAGCCATCACAAGTCTCAAAACAAGAAACATTGACTCAAGTTTTGGATGTACTTTCTACCCATGGGTTCAAATCACAGACCGACTTGGAGGCTCAGAACTTGTATGGGTTCCACCTTCAATCGCAGCACTTGGTGCTATGGCAAAGTCCGACTCTTTGACAGACGTATGGTTTGCCCCTGCTGGTTTCAACCGTGGTGGACTTGGTTCACTTGGTGGACCTTCCGGACCGACCGTCGTTCAAGCAAGACAAAGACTTGATGCAAAGGACAGAGATGATTTGTATGCAGTTGGTATTAACCCAATCGCCTCATTCCCTAACGAAGGGCTTGTTGTTTTCGGACAAAAGACTCTTCAACAGAGACCATCAGCCCTTGACCGTATCAATGTACGTCGTTTGATGCTTTATCTCAAGAGAGAAATTGGTGATGTTGCAAAGAACACATTGTTCCAAAACAACGTTCCGGCGACTTGGGCAGACTTCAAAGGAAAGGCAGAACCAATCCTTTCAGACGTAAAGAATAGGTTTGGTCTAACAGACTACAAACTTATATTAGATGAGACCACAACAACACCTGATCTCATTGACAGAAACATCTTGTATGCTAAAGTATTCCTTAAGCCTGCAAGAGCAATCGAGTATATAGCTATCGACTTCGTCATCACAAAAACTGGTGCGGATTTCGTATAGCAGTCTAGTTATAATAGTATTAATAGGAGAACTACATAATGGCATTTTGGACAGATGGGGGTATCGCTAAAGACCCAAAAAGAAATTTTAGATTTAAAGTTGAAATTGGCGGCTTTTCCGAGTCAGCAAGTGATGCTAACGGTGGTGGTGACACTACTGTATGGTGGGCGAAGAAAATTCAAAAGCCTAACTTCACAACTGCTGAGTCTAAGCATGTATTCATGGGGCATACGTTTTATTGGCCCGGAAAGACAGAATGGCAAGAAATATCAATGACTCTTGTTGATCCTGTTTCTCCTGATGCTATGGCTATCTTGAGTAATATCGTTGAGAAATCAGGATATGACTTGCCTAAGCTTAATGAGCCTTTACTAACACAGTCAAAGTCAAAGAGCGTTTCAAGCCTTGGACCAGTAAGAATTATTCAGATTGATTCAGACGACAATGAAATAGAGTCTTGGACTCTTCATCATCCGTTTATCAAGAAGATATCTTTCTCTGATCTCGACTATGAAAACGATGAGTTGACAACTATAGATATCAGCCTTAGATACGATTGGGCTGAGTGTAAGACTGCTAACGTTAACGATGCATTCTTTTCAAAGAATGGACCAGCTCTTCCTTAAGAGAGGAGTGACTCATGACATTTTGGACAGAAGCCTCAGTAGAACCTAAACGCAAATCTCGCTTTATTGTCGAGATAGCGTCTGGGTTCTTTTTGCCTAATGTAAAAACTTGCACGAAACCATCGGCCAATGTCGATATCAAAGAGTTTCAACTCATCAACCACAAGTTTAAGTATCCCGGTATTGTGACTTGGGGAGACATTAAGATAACAATGATTGATATGAGAGGCAAAATTCCCGCCTCTGCTGGTGAGAAATTGAGATCTTTCGGAGAAGGGCCGCCGGATGAGTTTGCATTGGATACTTCTCTGCTTCTATGGAAGATCTTGAAACATACAGGCTACAACTTTCCAACGAACGAACTGGGAGTGATCGGCTGCTCCGGAGACAACTTGAGACAGTTATCAACCCCAGAGAAAGCCTCTACTATTGCAAATGGCTTTGGAACAGGGCTATATAGTGATGCTGATTTTCAGCCTGCTGGTGTTGGTGAGAGAACAAACAGACAAGCAGTCAAAATATATACGCTAGGACCGGAAGGAAGAACTGTTGAAAAATGGACCCTGCACAACCCTCAGATAAAAGCAATAAACTGGGGAGACCACTCATATGATTCTGATGAATTTGTTGAGTATTCAATCGATATTACATACGATTGGGCAGAACATGACAAGTCAAATGGAGATAATTTGGAGCCACTAACAATAGGTCAGAAATATCAAGCATTTATAAATCAATATCAAGGAAGAGCACAAGCTATTCAAGGTGAAAGAGAGGCTGTGAAGAGAGCGGCTCAGGCTAAAGCAGATGCTTTAAGAATCGCTAATGCTGGAGAAGGCAGGTACAGGGAAGAAACACTAGCATATGGTAGGAGACAAAAGAGTGAAAGGGATCTCGCCAGAGATAGAGCAGAGAACGAAGCTGCTCGGAGAGAATTTGCCGCTATTCAAGAAACACAGTCAAAAAAACAAGAAATGAAAGATATATTGAACACTTATGGTGAACTTGGAGGTAATTTTATTGGAACAAGAAGTGGAACAACTCAAGGTTCATACACTCAAGCAGCAGCGGAAGATTCAAACCACCTTAATGACGATGCCTTCAATAAAAGACGAAAAAACGACTAACAACTAATTATAACACGAGGTGAAAATGATTAGAAATAACGAGGACCGAACAGGTCCACGGTCAACGGCAGCCGATGAAGTGCCGGCAGATATAAAACAAATGATGAATCCAATGGACTTCGTCGCTCCAACCGAGTTTGTCGAGCTCCCATCAAAAGGACAAGGATATCCACAAGGACATCCACTCAATGGACAAGACTCAATTGAGATACGTTTCATGACGGCAAAAGAGGAAGACATATTGACTTCCCAAACTCTTCTTAAGAAGGGGGTTGCTATCGAGCGAGTTCTCAAGTCTCTTGTTAAAGACAAGTCAATAGATGTTGGTTCTATGCTCATAGGAGACCGTAACGCTATGTTAGTAGCCGCTAGGTCATCAGCCTATGGGGAATGGTACAAGACGACTGTTAACTGTCCTAACTGCGGAGAGCAGAATAAGAAAGCATTTAAATTATCCGAACCTTCAATATATAATGGTGATCAACTTGATGAACATGATATTGAAAGAACGGAGAATGGAACATATAATGTAACCCTTCCGTATTCCAAACTAGTTGTTGAATGTCGACTCTTAACAGGAGCAGACGAGCTTAGCATTGTTAAGCATATGCAAAAGAAAAAGAAGCAGAACGAAGAAGGGCTTGTATTGAACCAGATGGCTCTTTATATTGTCTCGGTTAATGGATACACAGAACAGAAAGCAATCGTATATACAATACAGAACATGGTTGCAGCAGATTCTCGATACCTTAGAAATGCAGTAAAGGCTTTTACTCCACAGTTAAGGATTACCGGAGACTTTGAGTGCAACTCTTGCGGACATGAGCAAGAATTGGAGGTTCCGTTCGGCGCGGACTTTTTTTGGCCTGACCGATGAGTACTCTGAACAAGTCTACGAGACATTCTTCACTCTGAAACATTATGGTGGCTGGTCATTGTATGAACTCTACAACCTTCCCGTCGGTCTTCGACAATGGTGGTTGGACCGAACCATGAAAGAATATGAAAGAGAAAAGGAGCAGATGGAGAAGTCCATGAAAAGATAAAATGCCTTGACGGGCATTTTTTTGTTTAAGCTAATTACATATAGTAAGAGGAATGATACATGACAACTCCACCAACAACGCCCCAAAAGAGTGAATCTCTAGAACAACAAGCCAAGAACGCCGAAGAGATGAGAGAGAACCTTTTGATTGCTCTCGAGAATGCAATCAAGTTAGATGAACTTGAAGGGCAAAAAGCAGAGAAGTTGGGACAACAACTTAAACTAACTCAGAGACGACTTGATGTTTCGACAAAATTGTTGAGACAAACCGCTAGCACATTGAACAATATGATAGCCCAGAAGGATTCTCTCCAACAAACCGTAGCGTCTGCTGATGAATTGAAGGGTATACTAGATATCGTGTCCAAAAAACAGGTAGAAGGTGTTCAAGCTGGTGCTGAATATAATAAAATTCTTGAGAATATGAGAAGGATCAACCAAGAGGCTGGTACTGATGATGCTAAACGCTTACAGCTGTTGAGAGAATCGGCTAAAGCGATGGAAGAGCTTCGTGCTGAGATGGAAGATGTCAAGAAATTCGGAGATAACTTTAACAATTCTTTGAGCGGTTGGGGATCAAAACTTGGAGTTGCCAACAATCTAATGTCAACATCTAGTGGACAAATAGGTTCAATGGTTGCCGACTTAACAACAGGGTTGACGACAGACAAGATCGCAATGGTTGGAAAGGCGTTCCAACAATTTGGAGTAACAATCCTAGCGTCTGTTGTTGATGAGATATTCAGACTGGCGATAGCTTTTGATAATACTGCTAAATCTATTCAACGAGCGATTGGTACCACAAAAGATTATGAAGCTGTTCTCAAACAAACATACAGAACTGCTAGATTTGCTGGTGTTACGATAGATGAGATGGGTTCCTCTGTTCAGTCTTTACGAATGAATTTTTCTGCTTTGGCTTTTGAAACAGATGATAATATATCAAAAATGGCATCATTTACTTCATTGATGACAAAACAAGGAGTTTCAGCCGATTCTTCTGCAAAGTCTATTCAGATGTTGTCTAAAACATATGGTTTGACAGGAGTAGAAGGTACAGAAGCTTTTGTATCTATTGCCATGGCTGGAGATAAGGCGGGAATATCTGCTAAAGAAATGTCAGACAATTTTTCCAGTAACTTTAGAAATCTAGTTCAGTTTGGAGACAAAGCGACAGAAGTATTTATGGATCTAGCAGCTCAAGCTAAAGCAACAGGTGTTGAGATGAGTGCTTTGGTCGGAATAGCTCAGAAATTTGATACATTTGAAGGAGCAGCAACACAGGCTGCGAAGCTAAACTCAGTTCTCGGTTCAAATGTATCAGCTTTAGAATTGATGAATGCTGATTATGCCGAGACAATAGAACTTATACAAGACGGGTTATCTGGTGTCAACTTTGATGAGCTCAACCGATTTGAACAACAATATATTGCCCAAGCAATGGGTGCAAAAGATGTACACGAAGCGCAGATGATTTTAAATGGAGATGCAGATGAATATGCTGCCAAAATGGAAAGGCAAAGAATAACCCAAGAAAAACTAGCTGATATTGTTGAAAGCTCAGTTAATTTAATGGATAGATTAGGCATGGTCATGGAAAGAGTCGCTAGTATTTTTGAACCGCTTATCTCTTTAATTGGTTTCTTAGCAGAGGGGTTTGCTACACTGGATGCATATACTAGTGGTTTTTTTGGGAGTTTTCTAGTCGGTATGGTGATGCTTGGCGGTCCTATTATAGCATTTGGAAAAGCCGCATTTGCAGCCTTTGGTGCTGCATTTGCAGCCGCAAGTGGATTCGCGGGGTTTTTGGTTGAATTGGGTGGTATTGGGGCAGTAATGTTCGCAACAGTAGCGGGTGCGATTACAGCGATGGTCGGTGTTGTTATTGTTATAGAAGGCGCATTCCAATCTGCTTTAGACTATATTAAAACATTTAATATATACCTTCAGTACTTTTTTGTTATTCTAAAAACAATAGCGATGGGTCTGGCCTTGGCTTTCATTATTATATCGGCACCTATTACAGGAACGGCTGCTGCCATTGCTGGTGTTGTGGCTGCTATTACAACCCTTGGCCTTGCTCTTAAAAATTTGTTTGTCGATTTACACAGGAAGGGTAGTCCTGAATTGTACAAATTACCCGGAGTTATGGGGCTTGGTTTTAAAGCTTTGAAAATA